ATCATCATATACGAGATATAAAACGAGGGGACCAAACTTACTAGTGGCCGAAGAAGATCCTATGGAAAGACGTTGCAAATTAGTTACGCTTACTCATAAAGGTAAAAGCTTTTTTAAAACTTTGGAAGATACTATATGAAACGCGGAATTAATTCATGGCAAGTTAGTGTAACGCACAAGGGTAATCGTCATAGAATTACAATTCATGATGAGTCTAAGGTAGCACTAGCAAAACAAATAATGCTAGCTGCTTTACGAGACGGGCTAAATGTAGAGGAGGCCTTACAACGACAAGGCCTTTTCTCTCGTCCAAACATATCCATTAATGCAATTTATTCACAAGTGGTTAAACGCTATTGGGATAATGATTCAAAACAGACAGGTAATGGAAAACAAATTGTCGAGTTTTTTGGAACTGAAAGAGATATTACAACACTAAATGAAAGTGACGTTGACGAAATGGTAGAACACTTTCAAGATATGGGAAATTCAAATGCTACCGTTAATCGCAAGCTTGCAGCATTATCAAAAATGCTAACTTATGCAGTGCGTCGCAAACACATGACACACAAACCAAGTATTGAATGGCTAAAAGAAGGCAATGCGCGCATACGCTGGGTTGATGAGCTTGAAGAAACAAAAATGTTAAATATTTTGGAACATGCAGAAAAACAAAAATTTGCAGATTTTTGTACAATACTAATTGATACTGGTTTTCGGCGTAGTGAGCTTATTAAAGCTAAAACTACAGACATTTTGAAAAGTCATACTGGAGGAAAAACTTGGTCATTATATGATACTAAAAACAACTTAAATCGAACGATACCTTTAACTGAAAGAGTACAAGCTATATTAAATAAGTATCATAACAGCGAACGTCCTTTTGAAGACATGACTGACCATAGATTAAGATCAAACTGGGATTTTCTTAGAAACAGAATGAGTTTAACAAACGACAAACAATTTACGCTTCATTGCTTACGCCATACTTGCGCTTCGAGGTTGGTCCAAAGAGGAATACCAATTCTTGTGGTCAAAGAATGGTTAGGTCATAAGACATTAACAATGACATTACGATATGCACATCTAGCACCTGACAATTTACTTTCAGCTGTTAAAGTGCTAGAACAAGAGCCAATGGCCTCGTGATGAAATTGGTAGACATTCAAGACTTAAAATCTTGTGGAGTTAATCTCCGTACCGGTTCGAGTCCGGTCGAGGCCACCATATTGTGTCTTTTACTGTGTCTTTTTTTTGAAAAACCTGTTTTTATAAGTAAAATTTGAGGAGTTATCTATGTCGCCATAGACTTAAAATCATAAGCAAATCCTATACACTAATGTATAGGTATAGTCCCAATTAAATATTTCATAATATCAGTAGACTATTCACTAATGTATTAAACGCACACAAACTTTTGTATGTGTCCGAATCTTGTGTCTTTTAAAGGAGGTTATAATGATTCACTACAATTTAGAAAAAGAGCAACGCGAACTTGAAGAAGAATCGCGATTAAATGGCGGTAAGCGAACGCGAGACAGAGACTTTAAGCACGCTGAAAAGCACTCTGAATCGCTCACAAAGCACGGAAAACGGATAACGGCAGCTACAATTGATGTAATTGCTAAAGCGCTCGTTGATCGTGTAAATATAACTCACTCTGGTCCAGTACCACTATCATCACAACTGCTATCTCAAATTGATCCATATATTGCAGCTATTATTACAACGAGATTTATAATAGATGCTATTAGCCAAACAAATCGCAAATTTACAGCAGCAGCAATATCGCTTGGAGGAAAAATTGAAGACGAAATCCGTTTTACATATTGCCATAAAGATAATCCGTATTTAGTAGATAAAGTTATTAAAGATATTGAAAGCCGTAGTGTTCATTACGGTTATAAAAAGCTTAAGCTATCTCAAGTCCAACAAAAAATTGGTACGGTTTGGAACTTATGGGACACTAAAAGCAAGCTTCATGTCGGCGAAAAACTAATTGATGTGTTTATTACAAATACTGGATTAGTCAAAATTGAGAAAAAAGCTCACCGAGGTAAAACCTACAATTACTTATTAGCTACTGACAAAACAATGGAATGGATTAATCATTCTAAAAAGTTTAATGAATTTTTAGATCCTGAGCTTTTTCCAATGGTTGTAAAACCTACTACATGGGAAACTCCATTTAAAGGGGGTTATCGTACGCTAAAAAATCTTTATTTTGTTAAAGGCCACAAGATCACTTCTCATCTAAATTACCTGCAAGAACTAACTAAGTACGAAATGCCAGTCGTTTATGAAGGTGTTAATGCAATGCAAGATACTAAGTGGTCTGTTAATTCGCCAATACTGCTTGTCTTAAAAACTTGTTTTAATGAAGGGGACAGGAGTCGAGGTAAACTGATTAACAATAATCTTTTAGATTTGCCTCAAAAACCACACGACATATCAACGAACAAAAAAGCATTAAAAGATTGGAAAGCTAAAGCTGTTGTTGTTCATACATCTAATGAAAGAACTAAATCAAAAAAACTAGCGACTGCTAAAACAATATATCTTGCTAATAAATTTGATAATCGAGAAATATATTTTCCACACACTACCGATTTCAGAAACAGAGCTTATGCCGTAGTACCATATCTTAATCCACAAGGTACTGACTACGCAAAAGCTTTACTTCGATTTTCAAAAGGGATTCCGTTAGGTGATACTGGATCCAGATCACTAGCCATTCACATTGCTAATGTATTTGGCCAAGACAAGCTACCTTTAGACGAACGAGAAAAATGGACTATAGATAATACTGATACAATTATTAAATGCAGCAGTGAGCCATTTAGTGAACGCTTTTGGGAAACAGCTGATAAACCGTGGGCATTTTTAGCTGGTTGTATGGAATGGCATGAATACACAAAACGCGGAAAAGATTTTAAATCAACATTGCCAGTAGCATCTGACGGCTCATGTAATGGGCTTCAACACTTTAGCGCTATGCTGCGAGATGAAGTAGGAGGTCATGCTGTAAACTTAACTCCGTCAAATCAGCCACAAGACATTTATGGTGAAGTTTTACAAGTAGTGGTCAAAAAATTAGAAAATGCTAAAAAAAGTGTTGCAGAGGTGAGTGAGAATGAAAGGTTTTTGGCTACTGAATGGCTAGATATGGGCCTAGATAGAGGTGCTTGCAAGCGTTCTGTTATGACTTTGCCTTATGGCTCAACAAGATATTCAGCAACAGAATTTGTTGATGAGTACATACAAAAGCGTATTGACGCTGGAGAAGAATTAAATTTTCAAAACAGACAAGCTTCTTCAATTTACTTAGCAGGAAAAATATGGGATTCAATTGGCGAAGTAGTTGTTAAAGCTCCTGAAGCAATGGCATGGTTACAAAAAGTTGCTCGTTTATTATCAGACCAAAAAACTCCTGTCTTTTGGATTACTCCTTTAGGTTTTCCTGTAAGACAAGCTTATTACTCGCAAGCTGAAACAGTATTAAGAACAAAAATGATGGGGAGAATAAGGATTAGGTCTACAACTACTAGAATAGATAAACGAAGACAAGCTAATGGAATATCGCCGAATTTTGTACATGCACTTGATGCCACAATGCTTTACATGACAATACATTATTGCAAGCAGCATGGAATAAACGATTTTGCAATGGTGCATGATTCGTTTGGCACACACGCAGCAAATCAACAACAAATGAATGTGTGTTTAAGAGAAGCTTTTAGAGATTTATATTCGCAAGTAGATCCACTAGATAATTTCTTAGAAAGTGTACTTCCAATGATACCAGAAAAACTTCATCGAAAAATACCTGAACTTCCTGAAAAAGGAAATTTAGATATTAATGACGTAATGAAAGCTGACTATTTTTTTTCTTAACCAATACACTAGTGTATCAATAGGTACACGTTATGAACTACAATAACGCGAGGAATATATGGAAAACAATAAAGACAAATACCATAAATTTGTAACGCCTACAGGTATAGCTCGTTTCCCTTGGTTAACTAAAGCGGACACGAAATTTAATCCTGACGGTATTTACAAAACAGATCTTTTACTATCATCAGAGGACGCTAAAGCGATCGCTACTGAGTTAAAAGAACTATTTAAAAAACATCACCCAAAAGCTAAAGGTAGATTTCCTTGGGCTAAAGACGTTGGTGAAGACGGAAAAGAAACAGGAAACATTATTTTTAAATTTAAAACTAAAAATAAACCTGCTCTTTTTGATGCTAAAGGTAAACCTATACAAAATACAAATGTGTATGGTGGATCGCAAATTAAAGTATCTGCAACAGCTGCTCCGTATTCGGCAGCAGGTAATGTTGGAATTACATTATACTTAAATGCAGTACAAGTAATCGAGTTAGTAACTGGAGATTCAGGTGGTCAACAATCTTTTGGATTTGTTGCTACTGATGGCTACGAACACTCTTCTGAAGTAGAAGAAGCGTTTAATACTGAAGAAACTTCTCCAGCTGCTGACGATGACGACGAATTTTAATAGACCACTAACAGTTAAAGCTAGAAAGCTTGGTTTTAGATCAGGATTTGAAGTTAAAATTGCAAAGCAATTAGACGCTGCAAAAGTCTTATATACATACGAAACAAAAACAATTCCTTATATAGTGCCAGAAAAAAAGGCAACATATAAACCAGATTTCATTTTAGATAATGGAATACTTATCGAAGTTAAAGGTTTGTTTCAAACAAAAGACAGACAAAAGCATCTTTTAATTAAAGAGCAATATCCTGATTTAGATATTCGGTTTGTATTCAGTAACAGCAAAATAAAAATTTCAAAAAAATCAAAAACAACATACGGCGCATGGTGTAGTCATCACGGCATACCATACGCAGATGAAAAAGTTCCAAAGGAGTGGTTGAATGTTAAACGCAGGAAGAAAAGTAAGAGAAAAAACTGAGGCATTAGTTGTGTATCGAACTATGAGCGATGACTCAGTGCCACTTACAATGCACGACTTAACAAAAGTCCAACTAGAACTTGGTCATTTAGGTATTAGTTATCATTACGTCATTTTGTTAAATGGCCAAATAGAAAAAGGTATTGAAATAGATGAAGTCGGTATTGGTGAAAATACTGATGTAAGTGTTTGTGTTATTGGAGGCAAAACTGACAAAAAGAAAATGACTGACGAACAATCAGACACTTTTAAAAAAATTAAAGAATTTGTTTATAAAAGATACGAGCTTTCTGGCGAGGTTAAATACGCATGAGAATTATTATTGAAGGTCCAGACTGTTCAGGAAAAACTACCTTAGCTAAAGCTATTTACTTTAAACTAGCTTCACATAAGTACGTTCATAGTAGCTTAGATAATGGCACTCATTGTCAAAGAAATGTTAATGGCATAATTACAAAAAAAGTTGATAATTTGTTTTATGCACATATAGACGTATTGCGATTAAACAACGACATTGTTGTTGATAGGCATTGGCCGTCAGAATTAATTTATGGCCATATATTTAGAAATTCACAATTTGAATACAATATATCTAACATGCGCAAGCATGCGTCTATTTACAAACCTATTTATATTGGCTGCATGCCTTCATACGACGCAGTAGCACAAAAATTTGAAGAGAGAAAAGAAACAGAAGATTTTGATTCTGTTGAGCGCGTTTACAATATGTATGCTCAGCTTTTTTTCAATGACAAAAAATTCATTATTTACAATTACGAGTCGCAAGACTTAACAAAATTTATTACGGAGGTTTTAAATGTCGGAAGAAATTCTACCATATCGGCCAAACAAAGACAGAATTAGATCTGTTTCAACTACAATAGTACATCGCAACGATAAGTACCATGTTATTGTGGGTTACGATGAAAGTGTTGAGCCAAGAGTAGTACGAATTTTTCCTTCTTTTAAATTTGGAACTGACATGAATGTTATTTGCGGAATTTTCTCAAACTACATTACTGTAAAATTACAAGTTTATAAAAATTATAAAACTGCTTTACGCAGATTAATTAAAGAAGAGCCGTTATATTACGACGGTACTCCTTACACAATTGTTTCAGTTATAGCTAAAAGATTATTAAAGGATCCATTGCTTTGAGTACAAATAAGGTTTGGCAAAAGTTAATTCGAGATTTACTTATGGCGCCAATTGTTTCTCCAAGAGGTTTTAAAACAAAAGAACTTATTGGCTACCAAACTAAAATTGAGATGAACGAGCCGTTTGTTACTGTTCCACAAAGAAAAATTGGAGAAAAATTTAGATACGCAGAAGCAGCTTGGATATTATCAGGCGACAATAAAGTTTCTACTATAAAACCTTATTCAAAAATAATTGAAAAGTTTAGTGACGACGGAATTAGATTTTTTGGTGCTTATGGTCCAAAAGTTGTAGACCAATTATCGTATGTCATTACTAACTTAATGGAAGATCAAGTTACTAGACAAGCAGTAATAAATATATGGAGAGAAAAACCTCAAAAAAGTAAAGACGTTCCTTGTACTTGCTCTTTACAATTTTTCATACGCGATACTAAGATACATTGCATTGCGACAATGCGGTCGAGTGATGCATGGTTAGGTTGGGTATATGATGTATTCAACTTTTCATGCATTGCTAATTACATACGTATACAATTGCATGACCAATATGGGTTTACCTTACAATTGGGATCTTTAACTGTAAACGCAGGATCACAACATTTATACGAGCAGCATTGGCACGATTCAGAAAGTTGTTTGAGATACAAAGGCGCAGGTGCAACAAGAATGCTTGGCGGATTTAAAAATGGTGAAGAGTTTATTGAATATTTATGGACAAAAGCTAATGGCTAATTTTGTTAAACATGAACCTTGTCCAAAATGTGACTCAAAAGATAATCTTGCTAGATATGACGACAACACTGCATATTGCTTTGGTTGCGCTTATTATGAAAATGCTGAAGGTCAAGCAATGCAGCAGCCATTAGGATTGTACAAAGCATTAACTAAAAGAAAAATTGCAGAAGAAACTTGTCGCCGATTTAATTATAAAGTTGGAGAAATTGACGGAAAAACTGCGCACATTATGGATTACGGTTGCGCAACAAAATTTAGATTTAAAGATAAAAGTTTTTCATGGAAAGGTGAAGCTAAAAAAGCTTTGTTGTTTGGTGAAAAATTATTCAGAACTAATGGAAAACGAATTGTTATTACAGAAGGTGAAATTGATTGTTTAACAGTTAGTCAAGTCTTCGGTAATAAATGGCCAGTTGTCTCTATAAAAAATGGAGCACAATCTGCAGTTAAAGATTTACAAAATTCATTACACTTTCTTTCAAGTTATGAAGATATTGTTATTTGCTTCGATCAGGACAAAGCAGGAAAAGAAGCAGCTAACAAAGTCGCGGATCTTTTTGCGCCAGCTCAAGCACGCATCGTACATCTTCCCCTAAAAGATGCAAATGAAATGCTTGTTGCAGGAAAAGTGCAGGAATTAATCAATGCAATATATGACGCAAAAACTTATAGACCCGACGGTATTGTGGACGGTAGCGTCCTACTTGAAAACCTCCTTCAAGTAGATACTCACGTGTCCGTCCCATACCATTATGAAGGTTTGAATGAAAAAACTCATGGATTACGACAAGGTGAACTTGTCACAATAACAGCAGGATCAGGTATTGGTAAATCTTTAATGTGTAGAGAAATTGCTTACGACTTGGTTGTTAATCACAATAAAAAATTAGGTTATATTGCTTTAGAAGAATCAGTAAAAAAATCGGCATTAGGTTTACTTTCAATTGATTTAGATAAACCACTACATATTACATCAGACTACACAGAAGACGAATTAACAGAAGCTTTTAATAAAGTTTTAAAATCAGGAAACATTTTGTTTTATGACCATTTTGGATCTTTAGATTCTAGTAATTTAATTAGTCGCATTAGATACTTAGCAAAAGGTTGTGAGTGCGATTACGTAATATTAGATCATATAAGTATAGTTATCTCTGGGTTAGAGGGCGGTGACGAGCGTAGAGCCATTGACAACGCAATGACAAATCTGCGCTCGTTAGTTGAAGAAACTGGTATTGGCTTAATACTTGTATCTCATTTAAAAAGGCCAGTAGACAAAGGTCATGAAGAAGGTGCACAAACATCTTTGTCTCAGCTTCGTGGATCAGCAGGCATAGGCCAACTTAGCGATATAGTTATTGGTTTAGAAAGAAACCAACAAAGCACAAAAAATGCAAATGTTACGACTGTAAGAATACTAAAAAATAGATTTAGTGGTGAAACAGGAGTAGCAGGCAAACTACTTTATAATTCTGTAACCGGAAGATTGGTTGAGTATGACGGCTCGAGCGCTGACTCCGAAGGAATATAAACAACATTTAGTCCAACAAACATTAGCATCAGTAGTCAAAGCAACAAAGGATAATAAAGAAGCAACTGTTCATGTTCATACAATGGACGACTTCGTAATGGTCACTCAATTATTATTAGAATTATCTTTAGACTTTCCTGAAGCTGACCATGTTGGGATTGAACTTCATACAGTTAACTAGGAGGAATATGAAATATTGTATAGATATAGAAACAAATGGATTACTAAAAGAATTAGATGTAGTCCATTGTATTGTAGCAAAAAACCTTGATACAGGTGAAATCGTAAGAAGCTACGGCAATCACTTAAAAGAATTTTGTAAAGAACTAGAAAATGCAGAGCTACTTATTGGACATAATATTTTAGCTTTTGATATTCCTGCTTTAGAAAAAGTTTTTAAATTTAAGTATAAAAATAAAGTCTTTGATACTTTAATAGCAACAAGATTAATTTGGGCCGACATAAAAGACAGAGACTTTGCAAGAGCACGCAATGGCTTTCCAACTACTCTTATAGGTAGACATAGTTTAAAAGCTTGGGGATTTAGATTAAACATTTTAAAAGAAGAAATAGAAACAGATTGGCAGGAACTATCAGCAGAAATGCTTGCGTACTGCGAGCAAGATGTCAAAGTTACTTATGCTCTTTACAAAAAAATAGTAGAACAAAATTACTCAGAAAGATCATTAGAATTAGAGCACGACATACAACGAGCTTGTATAAAAATGATGAATAATGGCATTGGCTTTGATGTGAATGCTGCAGGAAAGCTGCACGCAAAACTAACAGGATTAAAGAATGATTTGCTTGTTTCATTACAAAAAACATTTCCACCTTGGGTTGTTGAAACCCCATTTACTCCAAAAGTAAATAACAAAAATAGAGGTTATATTAAAGGAGTACCTACAGTTAAAAGAAAAACAATTGAGTTTAATCCAGCTAGTAGAGATCATATTTGTAATAGATTAAAAGCAATACACAATTGGAAACCAAAAGCATTTACTCCAGACGGTAAACCTAAAATGGACGAAGAAATTTTAAGCACACTTAAATATCCTGAAGCTAAATTATTATCTGAATATTTTCTTATTGATAAAAGATTAGGTATGCTGGCAGAAGGTAAACAAGCTTGGTTAAAGCACGAGGTAAATGGCCGCGTGCATGGTAGCATTAATGCAAATGGAGCTGTTACTGGAAGAGCAACGCACTCAAACCCAAATATAGCTCAAGTACCTGCACCTTACGCTCCGTATGGTCCAGAGTGTCGCTCTTTGTTTGTTGCGCCAAAAGATAAAGTGTTAATTGGCTGTGATGCTGCGTCATTAGAATTAAGAATGCTTGCGCATTACATGGCAAAGTATGATGGAGGTAAGTATGCCGATATTGTTGTTAATGGAGATATACACACTCATAACCAAGAAATGACTGGTATTGAAACTAGAACATTAACTAAAACTTGGACTTACACTTATTTGTATGGAGGAGGAAACGCAAAGCTCGGAGCTTTATTAGGAAAATCTGCTGCAGAAGGTAAACGAATTAGAGAAAAGTTTTTAGAGAATGTTCCTGCAATGGCTAGTTTGCAAGATGATGTTCAAAGTAGAGCAGAACGAGGTTATTTGTTTGGATTAGATAAAAGGAAAGTTATGGTCCGTTCAACATTTAGTGCTCTTAATGCCTTACTACAATCTGCTGGAGCTATATTGTGCAAACAATGGATTATTGAACTTGAAGATATATTTCATGATGAAACTAAACTTGTTGGCTGGATTCATGACGAAATAATAATAGAAACTACAAAGGATAAAGTTGAAGCCGTCTCTTCCAGAGCAGTTGAAGCTATTCGAACAGCTGGAAAAAACTTGCGACTCAAAGTTGAAACAACAGGAGATGCAAGAGTTGGATCGAATTGGTCAGAAATACATTGATCGCTTTATTGCTCGTCGCATATCTAAATTAAGATATAAATCTAAACAAAAGAAACTTAAGTTTAATTTAACAGCAGAACACCTAAAAGCTATTTATCCAAAAGATAATAAATGTCCTGCTCTTAAAACTGATTTTAATTTTTTTGGTGACTACAAAACTAAACCTACAATTGACAGAATTATCCCTGAAAATGGGTATGTTAATGGAAATGTAGTATGGGTAAGTCAACAAGCTAACTTAATAATGAGCTGTGCTCACCCCTCAGATGTTATTCGTGTAGGTAAGTATGCAGAAAAGATATTTAAGAAAACCTATCCTTTTAACATAAAGTAACAAAAAAAGGTCTTCTAGAATGCGCGAGGATTCAAAGTTTTAATGCTTCTAATACCATAGTACCCCACCAAAAATACAAAAAGAGGAATAATTTATGTATGTACCAATAAGTCAAGTTTCAAAGTTTATGAGAGAACTAGGAATACCTAGAGGATTCGAACAAAACACTATTAACAGAAATATAAGAAGAAAAAAGTTTGCCGTGCCTTTTATTAAAATCGGTTTGGTTAAGTATTTTAAAAAAGAGGATTTAATTAAATGGTTAGAGAAACAATAATTATTGCACTACTAATTTTACTGCTTTTATTTTTAGTTTGGTTTTGCCTTGAACTAGAACACATAAGAAACCAAAACTACTGTGCATCAGAAGTACAAATACTTAGAGATCAAATAAGCGATCTTTGGTACATGAATAACTTAGACGAAATGGATATACAAAAATGACAACATTATTAATTGACGGTGATATTACATTATACCAAATAGCTTCTAAATGCGAAGTTGCTACAGAATGGGAAGAAGGATTATGGACTTTACATTCTGATTTGAATGAAGGCATTAAGTTATTTAATGAAGAAATAGAAAGACTACAAGATAACCTTAATGCTAAAGACTACATTATTTGTTTAACTGGCAGCAACAATTTTAGGAAAAAAATATTTCCTGAGTATAAAGCAAATAGAGTAGGTAAACGTAAACCTTTAATATTAGGAGCTTTACGAGCGTACGTTATAGAACAACATAGAAGTCAATGTGAAGATAATTTAGAAGCTGACGACTTACTTGGATTACTAAGTCAAAAAATTAAAAATAGTATTATTGTTTCTTCTGATAAAGATATGAAGTCTATTCCTTGTACTTTGTCAACAGACGGTGAAGAAACTACAAAAATATCTAAAGAACAAGCTCAATGGAATTTTTATAATCAATGTTTAACCGGAGATGCTACTGATAACTATTCAGGTTGCCCAAACATTGGACCAGCTAAAGCAACTAAGCTTTTAGAAAAAGCAAACAGCTATTGGCCCACAATAGTAGAAGCATACAAAAAAGAAAATTTAGATGAAGACCACGCATTAGTACAAGCTCAAATGGCTTACATATTAAGAAGGCCAAAAGACTACAATTTTAAAACAAAGAAAGTAACATCATGGACACCAACAAAAAGAGTAACGCTATAGATCCACACCACTACAAACGCTTTGAAATAGAGCCATACGAATTTATTTCAAAGAACAAATTATCTTACGGCCAAGGAAACGTTATTAAGTACACGTGCCGTTACTTGTTTAAAAACGGTATAGAAGATCTCGAAAAAGCAAAAATGTATATAGACTTTTTAATTAAGGAGCAAAAAGATGCCAAAAAAGCGCGATAACAGATACCTCTATAGGAATAACAACAACTTATTAGAAGAAGATCCTGTTCTTCCTACTACGGTAGAAGAAGTAGTGAACTTAATCGATAAAACATTTCCATTATTTAATGCAACAATAGACATGAGCTCTGATGAGATACGTTTCAAAAGTGGTCAAAGAAGTGTTGCTGAGTGGCTTAACAATTTATTAAAGGAAAGTAAAGACAATGTGTATATTCGGTAGCTCAAAAGCACCTCCTCAGAGGGTTACACCTCAAGGCACTAAAGACTGGACGCTTACGCATCATAACGGAAATATATATGATCCAAAACCAGATAAAGAAGCAGCTCAAGATATTGAGTATGCGCTTTTTGAAAAAAAAGATGAACCTAAGAAAGATAATTTAGGTTTAAACTCAGGTTTGAATACTTCCAATACTAATAGCCAACAAACTCAATCAGGTTTAACAATTTATTAAGGATAAGGATAATATGTGCAGACGACCTAAGCCGTCGGCTCCGCCGCCGCCTCCACCACCACCACCAGCTCCAGCTCCTGCGGTTTTAAGACCGGAAGAACAGCAAATTGAAGTTGAAATACAAGGTGATGATGAGCTAAACCAAGAAGCATTAAAGAAGAAAAAGTCAAAAAAAGGCAAAGATCAACTTAATACTTCTATTGGTACTGGCAGCATGACAAATAGTGGCTTAACAATACCAAATTAAAAATTATGAACTTAGATAAAACAGCTAAAGAGCGGTATGAATCTATGCGCGAGTATAGAGAGCATTACTTAAAACGCGGACGAGAGTGTTCAGAATTAACTTTACCAAGTGTTTTACCAGACGACTCAATGTCAAACTCAAGTGATTTATATACGCCGTATCAATCTGTTGGTGCAAGAGGCGTAAATAATTTGGCGTCAAAACTGTTACTACTTTTATTACCTCCAAACCAGCCATTTTTCAGATTAGTAACTGACGGCAAAACTAACGAACAAATGCAACAGTCGGCAGAAATGAAGACTGAAATAGAAAGATCATTAGCAAAAATTGAGCGCGAAGTAATGAGCGAAATAGAAGCTACTGCAATTCGTGTTCCGGTATTTGAAGCACTTAAACACCTTATTATTACTGGCAATGTACTTATTCACATGCCAAAAAAAGGAAACATGAGAGTATTTCCTTTAAGTCAATTTACATGTCGAAGAGATCCTGAAGGAAGTATTTTAGAACTAGTCGTTAAAGAAACGGTTTCACCGTTATCTTTTGAAGAAGAAGACAGAAAAATAATAATGCATGGCGAACAAGATAATCCTTCTACAGCCACAGTAGATGTGTACACAAGAATTTGTTTAGTAGACAAAGACAAATATTATATTTGCCAAGAAGCAAATGACTACAAGATTCCAAAATCGGAAGGTTACTATAAATCTGACGATATGCCGTGGACTGTTCTTCGTATGATTAGAATGGACAATGAAGATTACGGAAGAAGTTACGTTGAAGAATATTTAGGCGATTTAAAATCACTTGAAGGTTTATCTCAATCATTAGTAGAATCAGCTGCAGCTTCGTCGAAAGTTGTATTTATGGTACGCCCAAATTCAACTACAAAAAAACGAGATTTAGCTACAGCACAAAATGGTGATATAATAACTGGGCAACAAGATGACGTTGCTGTTTTACAAACTGATAAGCAATACGATTTAAGAGTAGTTGCTGACGCTATACACAGATTTGAAGAAAGAATGAGCTTTGCATTTTTATTGAATGCTGCTGTTCAAAGAGACGCTGAAAGAGTAACAGCTCAAGAAATTAGATATATGGCAAACGAATTAGAAACCGCATTAGGTGGTGTGTATTCGTTGTTGTCTCAAGAATTTCAATTACCACTTGTACGAATATTATTAAAACGTATGGGTACAAAAGGATCAATTCCAAAACTACCAAAAGGACTAGTGCGTCCTACTATCATCACTGGAGTAGAAGCTCTTGGTAGAGGAAACGATTTACAAAAGTTAAGAGAATTTACAATGGAAATACAAAGCATTGCACAGATTAATCCTCAAGTAGTACAAATGTTAAATTTAGAAGATTTAATAACTCGTATTGCTACAGGACACGGTATTGATACAGAAGGTTTAATTAAATCTGACGATCAATTACGCATGGAAGCTCAACAACAAGCTGAAATGCAATCTCAAAATCAGATAATGGACGCCGCAGTTAATCCTCAAGTTATGGGAACTGCCGCAAAAGCTATTTCTGATAACATTCAACAGCAAGGAGTAGATAGTGGTTGAACAAGTTGAAATAAAGCAAGAGGAGACTTCTTCAGAAAAACCTGAAGAAACTACTCAACAAACTTCAGAAACTAAACCTGAAAGACCAGAATGGTTGCCAGAAAAATTTGCATCAGCAGAAGATATGGCAAAAGCATACGGCGAACTTGAAAAGAAACAAAGTCAAGCCGAAGCACCTAAGGTAGAGGAGAAACAAGAAACTCCAAAACCTCAAGATAATAATTTGGAAATTGAAAAAGCAGCAGAAGATGCTGTAGCTTCAGCAGGTTTAAATATGGAAACACTCCAAGCAGAATATGATTCTACTGGAGAACTAACAGACAAGTCTTATGATGCTCTTGCAAAAGCAGGAGTAAATAAAGAGTATGTCGACGCTTTCATTGCTGGTCAACAAGCAATTGCGGACCAAATTTCTAATAGTGTAAAAGCCACTGTTGGAGGTAATGAAAGTTATACAGAAATTGTTAATTGGGCCAAAAACAACTTAAGCGCACAAGAACAGAATGCGTATAATAACGCAGTCAACTCAAATGACTTAAGTACGGTACAATTAGCAGTTGCCGGTTTGCAATCTCGTTACCAAGCGGCTAATGGCACTGATCCAAAGTTAGTGTCAGGACAAGCTCCTAGTGACGGAGGTAATGGGTATCAATCATGGGCTCAAGTAACAGAAGCCATGAATGATCCACGTTATGCAAAAGATGCGGCTTATCGTACTGAAGTGCAGAAAAAAATAGGCGCAAGCAAACTGTAAGTGTTGTGCTACTTTTTTAAGTGGCAACACCGCTGTTTTAGATTAAGTGTAATACGCTTGACACTCTAAGGAGTACAATCTTGAATAAAAACTGAAATTCTAAAAACGGCTTTTTTAAACAACAATCCAACAGAAAAGGATAATACTATGGCTAATGCTACACCCGTAAGTGTGGGTAGAGTCAATGCCGCCGGTACTGAAGATGCGTTGTTTCTGAAAGTCTTTGCAGGAGAAGTTTTAACTTCTTTTGACAGAGCTTCAGTAACAGCAGGTGCAGAAATGGTTAGATCTATTTCTAATGGTAAGTCAGCTACGTTCCCAGTTATGGGAAGAGTCGCTGCGGCTTATCACACTGCAGGCGCTGAGATACTCGGCTCTGACGTAAACCACAACGAGAAAGTCATTACTATAAATGACTTACTACTTAGCTCTGTGTTCTTATCGAACATTGAAGAAGCTAAAAACCATTGGGACGTTAGAAGCGCGTACTCTACTGAAATTGGTAGAGCTCTCGCTTTCCAAAAAGATAAACACGTTCTACAAACAATTGGTCAAGCTGCACAAGGTTCGGCTAACGTAACAGGTGGAGACGCTGGTACTGTGTTAACTAACACTGGTATTGCTTCTGCAACTGCTGCTACTGCCGCAAATGCAATGATTGATTCATTGTTTGACGCTGCTTCTAATTTAGATTCTCACTACGTACCAAAAGAAGGTCGTAAGTGCTTTATCAGATTAGAAGAGTACTACAAACTTGCCAACGCAACTAACGCTGTAAATGTAGATTTCAGTGGTGGTGCAAATGGTGGAGTTGCTGACGGTAAAGTACTCAAAGTGGCTGGAATTGAATTAATTCCAACACCTCACTTTGTTGCTTCTAACATCACAACAGCTCTTCCTGATGCTGGTTCGGCTACTGCTGGTGCTTCAAAACCACAAGCAGTTAACCTAACTAACTACGTTGCGCTTGTTTGTCACCCTTCAGCTGCAGGTACCGTTAAATTAATGGATCTTGCTGTTGAAAGCGAATACGACATTCGTAGACAAGGAACGCTAATGGTTGCGAAATACGCTATGGGACATGGTGTATTAAGACCAGAAGCTGCTGTTGGTATTAAAGAAGCGTAAGCTTTAATAATACTAATACAAGTAACTAGAGGAGAGGCGAAAGTCTCTCCTCTTTTTTATAAGGATATTTATGGCATTTAGAATTACCCCCACAAGTGAATTAGATGCAGTTAACACTCTATTAAGTATTATTGGTGAAGCTCCAGTAAACTCAATTACTGGTAACACAGGTGTTGACGTTGCGCTGGCAATACAAATTTTAAATGAAGTTAATGTTGAAGTGCAATCCAGAGGTTGGCATTTTAATACAGATATTAATATTAAAGTTAATTTAGACGACGATAGCAAATTGCCTTTAGCTAGTAATGTTGTTTCTTGTGATATTTCAAAAAGTAGCACAGCTGATAGAAATATTTGTTATAGAAACGGCTACGTATACGATTTAGAAAACCATACAGATATATTTACATCAGACTTATTTGTTGACCAAGTAACAATACAAAAGTTTGACCAATTGCCAGAAGTAATAAGAAAACTTATTGTAACACGCGCCGGTAGAAAATTCCAAGCACGTGTTGTTGGCTCAACAGAATTACAAGGTTTTACTGAAATTGACGAACAGCTTGCTTTAGTTGACGCTGAAAGGATTGATGCTAGTACAGCCGACTACAATATATTAAGTGGAACTAATTCCGTTTACTCTATTATTAATCGTCCTAGAAGAAGAACGTACTAATGGGATTAATTTCACAAAGCATTCCAAATTTAGTTAATGGGATAAGCCAACAAACGCCAACACAAAGAAACGTTACACAATGTGAAATTCAAGAGAACGCACAATCAAGATTAGTAGAAGGATTAACAAAACGTCCACCGCTTGAATATAGTGCAAATCTCGGTAGTGGCGCTGCTGGTACTAACGACAAAGTGGTTGGTGTTCAAAGAGACGCCAATACAGCTTATATTGCACATTTTATGCAAAATGACGTTGATGTTTACAATTTAAGTGGTGTAGCAAAAAATGTTACTTTTCCAAACGGAACTGCTTATTTAAACACATCTACACCAGATACAGATATTAAAACTGTAAACGTTGCAGATTATTTATTTGTAGTAAACAAATCTATTACACCAGCAATGTTAGGCACTACATCAGCCGCTAAAATTGAACGAACATTGGTATACTCAAAATTATCGAATTACGGTTCAATGTACGAAATAATTGTTAGTCACCCAGATCTTGCTTATGACATTGGAGTACAATTCCAAATGCCTTCAGGAAACGCGTACGATACTGATGCAAAATTTAGAGACACTACAAAGATTATGGATATTTTGTGTTTTGGAACTGGCTCAAGTCACTGGAACAGTAGTGCAGACGCAATTGGTTTTAAAACAGTTAGAAAAGATACTGGAGCAACTTTAAGTACAACTCAAGGACTTAAAAATTACTCAGCAATTACTGCCGAATTTACTACAACTATATATGGATCAACTTTAGATATTAAACCAACAGACGGTAACACAAATTATTCTGTAACAACAAACGACGGTTACGGTGGAAATGCGATGTATTCTGTTAGAGACGAAATTCAAGATTTTGCAAGATTGCCTTTTAATGCTCCAACTGACGCTATTATTAAAATTACCGGAGATGAAGGTGATGCGTTATCAGACTACTACGTTAAATTTATTCAAGACGGATTGTGGCGTGAAACTGTAGGCCCAAATGTAGTTACAACTATTAATCCAGCAACAATGCCACATGCTTTAGTTAATAACAATGACGGTACTTTTACATTTAAGCAATTAAACTGGGATTTAAGGGCATCAGGTGATGAGTACACAAATTCAAATCCTTCTTTTATAGGCAAAACTATAAATAACATTTTATTTTACAAAAATAGGTTAGGACTGTTATCAGGCGAAAACATTATATTTAGTGAAAGTGGCTCGTTTTATAATTACTTTGCAACTACAGGAACTGATGTATTAGATACCGATCCAATTGATATTGCGGCTTCATCTATGCAAGTATCAACATTAAAACACGCAATTGAGTACAACGAACAGCTATTGTTGTTTTCAGATACTACTCAATTTATTTTGCAAACAGACGGTGGAAGTTTAACCCCAACATCAGTAAGTATTGATGCGACTACACAATTTGAAAGTGCAGATGTCATTGCTCCTATTCCTGTTGGTAACTACATTTACTTCATTCAAGAACGCGGAGATTTTTCTGCAATACGAGAATACTACGCTGATAACGATACATTAACAAATGACTCAGTAGATATAACTGCTGGTGTAAGTACATATATTCCAAACGATTTAACAAGTTTTGTAGTGTGTCCAATGGAAGACACAATGTTTTTTGCTAAAGGTACTGAAGTATACGTTTACAAATACTTTTGGGATTCAAATCAAAAAATTCAAGCTTCATGGAGTAAATGGACATACGACGTTACTATCATAGGTTTGTTTGTTGTA